TTTGCGATTTCTTCGCCGATCATTTTTTCGAGAACATTCTGCGTTGCCTCTGGAAGTTCCGAAATGGCAGCTTTCATCTGAGATGTAGGAAGCGCAAGAATTTCCAGCAGATCCTTTCTCGTGTATGCAACTTCGTAAGCTCTCTTGATAGTGGGGAAATCGTCCAATAGATCTTCGTCAAGAATGATAAAACGCGGCAAAAATATGTGATCAGAGCCTTTTCGAATAAGAGAAACCAAATCTCTGTAATTGATTTCACATTCGGAGCCATAGTCTCTGAATTCATACATATTTCCGGATTGCCCGCCGATATATAATCCGCCATAAGTAATAGAGCGGCACAATACATAATCGGAATCTGTGAATACCTTTTTTTCTTTTACAGGTTCCATTTTAGTAGCTGCCGATTCAACTTTTTGTTCTACGGCAGTGTTAGCTGGTTTTACAGATCCAGCAACAGTTTCCTTTTTCGTTCTAGCTGTCGCCATAACTTTCCTCCAACATAATAGGAGAGCGCATTAGCACTCTCCCGTATCAATCATTTAAAATTAATCTTCGGTAATTGTCCACGCACCAAAGTAACGTCCCAGTCTAGTTGCAACACCCAGCTCACGCTGAACTTCATACTTCATCAGGTCAGCGATGTTGCTATTTGCGGTTCCACGATCTGTAATCTCTTCGATCAGTGTCTCGCCAACATCAAACATGTCAACCATCTTATTATCGCCGGAAGCGAAGAAGAAGAGAGTGTCATCCTTATACATATCTCTTGTAACGTCATTTCTAGCGAATCTCTGAGGGATTTCAACTAAAGTATAAGGACCATAATTTCCGAGTCTACCCATCTCGGCAACCTGTTCTTTCTGGGAGTTTGCGATCCACTTAATATCAATGAGTCCTTCAAGTTCCTGCAGACCAACTCTCGTGCCCATAATAACGACTTCTGCGTTATCGTTTGCAACAGATACGTTCTGAAGAATCTTGTTAAATTTCTTTCTATTTGCTTCGTTCAGAGCACCGGTACCAACAAACTGAGCCTGTGCAGGAAGCTTCTTCGGAGCCTCCATAATTTCAGTAAGAATAAGCTCCTGTGTCATAACAACAAATGCATTTGTAATGGCGTCAATTAACTTTGTCCAGTCTTCCTGACCGATCAAATATCTATCGATATCTGCGCCGACTGCTGCACCATAAACGTCGGTTTCAACGGAGTAGGTGGTTCCTTCAGGCAATCTCTGGAGCATCGTGTCATGATGTCTCTTACCCATTCTTGCAACGGACAGAATTACTTCATCGTGTTCCTGATAGAAGATGTTATCATCACCGGCTTTTCTATTCTTGTAATTAACCAGAACATTAAACCATTCATTTTCTTTCAGACCGGTTGTAACAGTCCAGTCAGTTACTTCCTCGATCACATCGAAGAACTGACGACCATAATTTTCGTATGCTCTTTTACGTTCTCTCAGAGAAGAATCTTTTGTTAATCCGAAGATTTTCCGATTCAGTTCGCGGAGCTTGTCCTCAGCAGCTCTCTTGGAAAGACCATCCTCAAGCTCCCCTCTGTATAAATCAAACATTAAATTTTTAACTTCATCATAGGAAGTCTTCATTTCTGTAAACACATTCATAATATGTGCGCTAAAATTCATAGTTTTCATATATTACCTCCTTCCTTACTCGCCAATTTTGTGCTTCTGGCTTCCAGCCTCGATTGTTACTTTCTTGCCCGCTTCGGGTGTACCATCGAAAGCGTCTTCGCTCAGTTCATACACATCGGTTACTCCAAGAACTAATCCTCTAACCGTCTTCGTTCTAGCGGCAGAAGCTTCATTGAAAAAGTTAGAAGTCTTGGTGAACATATGATTGTAGTTCTCGGCAATTTCAGGAACCTCATAAATTAAAATAGCGGGTTCGTTCGGATCTACCTTCTTTACTTCTACATACCAATTTCCATCAGAAGCCTGCTCAAGAATTACTCCCTCAAAAGCAGCAGGTGCATCAGCAACTTCATACTGATCGAAACTTACATACTTGCCCTTTCCACAAACAGTACCGTTATCTGTATCTTTGTTGATAACCATGTTTAAAACTCTGCCAACCTTGTCAGAAAGAACCTTGGTCGGGAAGCAGACATGATGCTGCTCAATATTCATTCGAATAGCCATATTGTTTAATCCTCCTTATAATTGTTTGGACATAATAAAAAGACTGCCGAAGCAGTCTTGTCTTTGTGATTAACTAGATTTTATTCAGAAAATAATTTTCCGTATCTACTTGTTTTGGTGTTTTTAGACTCTGGATTGGTAAACAGCTTCTTAGACGCCGTGGGCTTCTCAATCTGAGTTTCTTTTGCGGCGAAAGAAGAGTGTTCAGCCATAAAATCAGAATGCAGAACCTTTACTTTTGTTTCAAATTCTTCAACAGAATAATCGTTCATAGACGCAACTAATTCCGCAAAATCTGCGTTCATATAATTTCCATTCGAATCCTTTTTGGATAAAACAGAATATTTTTTTGCGTTGATAATGTCCTCTTTTTTAGCGCGACGCGCGTTGTCTTCAGTGACATCTTTAAACGATTTTAATTCTGCATAATTAGAACGCATAGATTCTAATTCTGCCTTTTCACTTGCAGTCAATAATTCCCGGAATAATTCAATTCGTTCGCCTTCAAATTCGACGCTGTCTTCATCTTTTATATAATTCTGACGATAGATTTTATCTACACAATATCCTTCATACACAAAATAAGAATCGTACACATTTGATATGTAGTAATATTCATTATCTGCATCTTCAAACGGCGCCAGCAACTTATAAAGAGCGTATCTTACATCCTCATGAGAAATCTCGTAGGTACGAACAAGATTTTCATATTGCTGAGACTCGCCGCCCTCCTTAACGTTATTATTCGAGTTGATTCCGGTTTGGTCCGCATTATCAGATCCAAACATTTCCATAAATTTCTCTTCAAGTTCAGCGTCTGACATTCCTTCATAATCAAACGTTACATCTTCAGCGGTTTTCCCGTATTTATCAAGAAGTTCTTCAAACTTTTTCATCTTGCCTTCGTTTCCTCCTTTCTTTGTTTTTTCCTGAACATAATTTGGTTTGCTATCAAAATTGGAAATAGCCTTATTAAGATTTTCTAAGACTTCGATCAATTTTTCATCTCGATCATATTTAATCGAATTGTTTTCTACGCTAAAATCAACAATGTCTGCGCGAGAGCCTTCCATTCCCTCTCTGATTTCCGTACCATCATCTTCACTTCCTAGCAGCGTAGAGCCGTTTACATAAAAGTCGTTTAATTCAAGGTATTTTTCCTTGGCGTTGTACGATAGATCATTAATGAAAAGTTCGCAGCTGTTCTTTGTTCCCTGTTTAGCACGAATAATTTCGCATGTCTTTGTATAGTTTTCGCTCACATAGGCGTAAGCGCATACATAATCTTTGTCCAAATCATCGTCGTGTTCCCAAAAGGCGGGAGTAGAAGAAAAAGACCCGACCTGAGATTCAATATATCTCAACTCTTCGCTTCCTTTATCATTTTTAACAATTTCCACTTCATGCCCTTTGAAATCCCATGTTCCATCGTCAAGCTGATGAATGGCAGCCAATACAGGTCTATCTGCGATGGTGTTCATTGCTTTTTCAGCCGATGCTTTCGAAACATAACTTTTATTTCGATTAAGTCCGGTGTGAAAAATTCTGATCTTTAGCTTCATCATTCCGCGATGATTATCATCTACAGCGTTGTCAATTTCAAAAGTGGTTGGCACTTTCAGCGCCAACTGATACCCAGCGTCTTCTGAATTAAATTTCGTAAACCTTTGCTCTTGACAGAACCTCAGTAGATCATCTTCAGTTAAAATCCGCTTGTTAATAATTTTAGACATTTATTCGATTACCTCCTCCTTTCTATTGAAATTTTATTTTTTACATAAAATAAAACCGCTTCGGTTAGGAGAGCGGCTAAAAAGTAAGCACATTGCTATATAGTATTTTTGACTCATCTACACCATTAGAGAAAAGCAGTGTTTTGTTATTCAAAAATGTGTAGATTCCATTTGATTCATCGACCTTCTGGAATCCGAGGGACAATAATTTCTCGGAGGTGGTTTTATCAAACGTTTTTATAAAATTTTCATTCATCCAATATATCCTCGTTATGCGTTGTTATCACGCTTCTCTCGGCTAGCCTCGCCATCTCCACTAATTTCTGTGTCGCTTTTAGTGGGTGCTCCATTTCCATCCATATGAGACACGGTTGCAGCAGAAGTCAATGGTTTGAATTTTTCTGTCAAACCAAGCACATCGTTTTCTAAGAAATTCATGGACAACGTATCGAGTTCGCTCATTCCATTTAAACTATTGATAGCCAGGATGTTCGGATAACCGTATTGCAAATCTTTTTGCATAGACTCCTTAAAAGCATCTCTGGTATAAGTGGACACATTAAAGAATTTAACCTTGGCAGGATTCGAAACATGATACGATAGCATCCTGTTTACCCATCCTTGAATTTGTCCTAACAAAGCAGTAATCGCAAAGACGCTATCAGCTTTATTAGCGGAACGAACTTCTTCTGCGTTGCTTAAAGAAGCCGAGTTAAGTATCTGAGATCCGCCAGATGTATTTAAGAGTTCTTTCGTTGCTTTCTGAACCTTTGTTGTGTCAGTAGATTGATCGTCCGAAAAAGAAATAGTATCGAGTGGAATAGGAGTAATTGCGGCTCCAACATAATCAGGCAAACCGTCAACTAGCTTATTATAATAATCGACGGCAAGATCAATATTGACCGCCCACTCATCTGGATCTTTTGCTCCAGAAATCGTCGGAATGGTAGCTGTAATCAATTTATAAATCTGCTGTTCATCAGCGACCGCCTGAACATCAGCCAAATTTAACAAACCAATTAAATCTATGAATAATCCGCTGTAAATAGGAACGACAGTTTCCCACGATTCCATTCTTGATTTAGTGCACAAGGCATATTCGTCTGGCATAGGCTGCCATTTATTTTTACTATTTCCTCCATACGCTTTATACATTGACAACAGGGGGTCTCCTAAGAATTCAAGAACATCCTCGAGCTTTTTATAATTACTCATGTCCACGCTAAACGAGAAATCGCCGGTAAAATATTTGCCGGAAATTTTGCAATATTCTGGTGGAATTTTTAAAATGAAAATTCCAGTGTCGTCAAGCCAACAGCATCCATAAAAAACATCTTCTATGAAATTGTTTATACGCATCGGCAACAGGCTGTTTTGCAAATCCATCTTATCCAAAACTTGCAATGTTTCAAAGTACGATTTAAGAATTGAATCTTTATCATTATCGGCGGTTGGATCGTAAGCAGGAACGACGTAGCGGGAGTTTAAATCAAACATCGTGGCGTTATACATGATCAATCTAAAATACACCTGAGAACGATAAAAAAGGTAGCGAGAAAGTCCACGAAGCTCAGATTCGTAGCTGTCGATATTTTGAAGATATGTAATAACATTTTGCTTATTATACGAACTAATTGTTGTTTGCCGAACCGTTTTGGTTACGTCCCGAACTTGTTTGAACGCCTGATTACTTTTCGTGGTCTTCCGCTTTTGCTGTTCGTACTTTTTCATAAATTGTTTTCGCTCCGCAGCAGTAGTTCGCTTTTTAGAAACAGCATTTTCAGGAGATGTTTCAGACATCTCCTTTTTTGTTTGTGGCATTTATATATGAAACACCTCCTTTTTATTAAATTGAATTTTATCCATTGAAAAACTAAATCGATTTTTTTAGAAACGAAGAATTATGAGACGGCTGACGAATGGGAAGTCGATTGACAAAAGATTTGTTGTCCTGAGTTACTTTTTTCTTTTGAACAATGGCTTTTCTGCGCTCACACATGAGAGCGTAAGATACCATGCTTGCCGTGTATGAACGGTCGTCATGAAGTTTATTGGCTTTCTCTGGTGTAAGTTCGAATGAATCCTTACCAGAATCCCTTTTCTTACGAACCATATTTACAAGCTCTTCTTTTAGGGCGTCAATATTTGCAAGCGCAATTTCATCTTGCCAATCGAGCTTTACAGTTTTTGTTTTGACGGACTCAATTTTACCTAATTCCTCGTTCAGCTTAGCTTCAAACTCCTTTTCATTAAGTTTTTGTTTTCTAAGTTCGGCAGAAATTTTTTCTTTTTCTTTTGTTAATTTTGTTTCGTCAAGATCAAAAACTGTTAAATATCCCTTATGATCATATTGAGCCGTAAAACTGATTTTATCCTGATTCATCAATTCAATCATTGCCTCATACATTTCCGACTTATAACCGGCAGGAGACATAAGACGAATCTTGTCTACTGCATTAGGGAATTTTTTAATATATTCAGCAGAATACTCTTTATCGATCAGTCCTCTATGAACAATACCGGCGGAATCTGTCCAATCCGGCATTAAGTAATCCGCAATATTAACTCCAGATCCACCAGAACCAGCATCGATATATACGCCAACAATGTTTCCATATGCGTCAGCTCCGGCATTATAGTCCAATATTACCTTTTTCAAATACTCAATCTGGTCAGGAGTCTGCATGGGTGATTTAATTTTCTTTCCAACGTCAATTAAATTTATACAGTTGACCAATCTTAGGCGTATATCCTTGCTTCCGTCTACTTGCTCAAAATCATACAATTGTCCGACTAAAATAACCGAATTGTCTCGACTTCGTGCTGGGTCGTATGCAATAACGAACTTTTTATCACCGGTATCGTTGTAAAGGAGTGGCTTCCTGACCTCCTCATTTCTAGTGATAACTCCACGCCTAATAATGGCATCGCTGCCAGCATCAGTAGTAAACTCACAATAATACTCGCGTCTTGCCTTTTCTGGATTTGTTTTCATATCGGAGTCAATAGTGGATTTTTCAAAAAGCGGAGCCATGACCTGTCCGTGAATTGTAGGACGCAGAGGAATTTCGCAAGTTATGTTGGCAACAAAATAATCCTTGTCGCCCATCAACATTCTCTTTGAAAATTCTCTGTACAAAGAATAGTATTTCGTAGATGTATCTGAAGCAGAAGATATGTAGAATTTTTGGTTTGGTATTTCTTTTGGAATAGCTCTTAATCGTATTTCGTCAATACGATTCCCATCTCGATCTTTACCGGATTTAAAACTCTTATTTACGATTGCGAAAGCGGAATACACGGACATCATTTCGTCCGAAAGGAATCCGCATTCATCAAAAATTACGTTACCACGCATTCCACGTTTTTTATCAACGTTGGAATTCAACGTCTGCGTAAAACTTCCATTATAAGTCGAATATGAAAACCCGTTGCTTCCATGTGAAAATCCATCACCGGCTGCGTTTTTTATTTCAACTTCGGATTTAAATATATATCCCGTAGAACCCATCATTGTATCAATATTATCATTTGCAAGTCGCTCCAAAGTAGTAAAGGTTTGCTCTGCCTGACTACCTGAACCAGAAGCAATATAGGTCCAATAATTATTGAATAGCATATCCTTTGACATAATAATAATGTCAATCAGAGTTGATTTACCAAATCCACGGCTGCACACAAGTAAAACGTTTGGGCATGTCCAGCTTTGCTGAACAATCCATGCCTGTGCATCGAGCAGTTCTATGTTGAAAAAATCGTTGATGAATCTAACGGGGTTGCATTGATAATATTTCTGCAAATGCGCTATTTTAACCAATGCTTCTATTTTCCGGGTGGACATTGCATAAACCCCTGGTTTTACATAAACGATGTCTTCTTGGATACATTGATCGTCGTAGTTGATTAAACCTAAAGAATCATCTATATCCTTAAATCTCATCGGGCGGCACCTCCTCTGACGTGTCGCATTCCTCGAATTGATCATCATGTTCCAGCTCTGAGAAACACGAATACAAATCGTTGAGATTCACTAGATTCATATTCAAAGAAACGCTATTATCCCTTAGGTAGTCTTTTATATCAAGATTCTCCCTCAGCAAAATACGGGATATTTCTATGTATTTATCCAATTTATACTGTAAATCGGTAATCATTTTTCTTTGTTCCGCTACCATATCAGACCACTCTGATTCATCCAGATTAAGCGTTTTCATAATAGAAGCGTTACTAAGATCCATGACCTGTCTCATGGCTTTACATGTTTCCATGTCAAAACCATTAACTTCGCCTTCTCTAAGGTTGAGTTCTTTTATTTTTTTGATCTTACCAGTCCATGTGTTTTCACCTTTTTTTGCATTTTTGTTATGCTTTAAGGAAATACAGCTATCTTGCGCAAGACTTGTAATTACAGATGTGATTTTTGCCTTGCTTTCCTGTAATGATTTTATTGTCGCCGAATTTGTTCCGATATTGTTAATGTCAGACATCAGCTTTGCTATGTTGTCATCTATTTTTGCCAACTGTAAAAATCCACGAACAATTGAAATAGCTGAAGACGTGCGCATCATATCCTCGTTGCCGTCCTCACCAGAATCCAGCAGGCCCAATAGCTGAGAATACAGAAAAGGCTGATCAATTACGTCTTCCTTTTCGAACGGGTCGTAATTAAGCAGTCTGATAACGTCGTTTTTGTTTTTTAAAAAACTATCATATGTATCCATTCCAACGTGAGATTCAACGAGTTCATCCGCTGTTATGTCGTTACTTGAACTTTCGTTATTTGATTCGTTCGATGTTAAACCATCGGAATCAAAATAGGTCATTCCGATATAATTTGGCATAGAAATCTGGCGTATATAGGCCGCCCAAACATTCGACTTCACCTTTCCAGATGCAAGATTTTCTACCTCCTGAATACTTGAATCCCATACTCTTTCAAGAAATGGTTTGTTCAGATATCTAAGAGCTAGTCGAACGGAATCTTTTGTAGCTCCCTGTTCTTTACCATTGACTACGCGTAAAGCAATTTTTCTGGCGCATTCCTTGCAAATAGGTGTTAATCCGCTTTTACTCATTGGGTCTGTACTGGAATAGAAACTATCTTTTATTTTGTGGCTGTCGCACAGATAACACCATGCACCAGCCTTCAAAGATTTAACCTTTTCGTCTAGTGTTTCAACTTTTCTTTTTAATTGTGCAGCCGTCAATTTCACAGGCTGATCATCTTTCACTGTAGCCAAATCAACGACCACCTCCTTTTAATTCCAATAAAAAAGAAGAGTAGTAGCGCAATGTACACTCTTCTAAATACGTTTATATTATTTTTTTACGCTAGCATTTAAGAGCCTCATCTTTTCCAATGAAACGACTCTTTCAGCGCCGCAATAGGGACTCGAACCCCAAAGCCTTTTACAGCCCACAGTTTTCAAGACTGCTTCCTCATCCAGCCGGATTTGCGGCGTGGCGCAGCGTATAAGATTCGAACTTATAAGCCGTAATAACGACCGACGGGATAGCAACCCGCTCCAATGCCAATTATGGGAACGCTGCGTATACGAGCCGCCAACAGGACTCGAACCCGTAGTCCACTGATTACAAATCAGTTGCGTTGCCGATTACGCTATGGCGGCATAGGAGAGTCACCTCTCCATTTATTTAAAGACTGCACTGAAAACATCTTTGATTTCGGTGTCAGTCATAGCGGTAGCATCCAGCTCCGCTTTTGCGTAGGAGAGGGCAGTCCATTTAGATGCGCCATCTCCTACTTTGTGTTTTCCAGCATTTGCTCCGTCTGTGGTGAATCCTAATTCGCCAGACATCAAAACTGGATTTATCTTAGTCCAATTAGACTCTGTATCATGTTTTTGCACATGAATAACGTCTAAAATTTTGTTAGCCATTTACAGCATCCTCCAATCAAAAGGAGAAGCTGTATCAAGCTCCTCCGCCGTTTAAAATCAGAGTATTAACACCCTGAACAACATAGTCCGTAGACACGTTTGCCACAACAGGCACGCCATTAGCAAAATAAACGGGTTGAGTTGCAGAACCGGCATTTGTTCCCAGTTTTGCCGCTGTTGTAGCATTCGTAGCTTTATCAGCAGTGCCAGCGGATGTTGCTTTGCCATCAAGCGATCCTTTGAACTTTGTAGCAACCAAAGCGCCTGCCTCTGTATCCAGATATACGCCTGTGTCAAATACCTGAGATCCAGTATTTGTCGTCGCAGAAGTAGTACCAGTTACATAAGCTTTTGCGGTTGGGTTAAGAGTATTTGTAACCTTAGTGTCAGTGTTGGTATCTACATTGATATCGCCAACGAACTCGAAATTCGTTCCGTCATAAACGAACTCATAAACGCGTCCAGCTGCAAGATATCCTGCGGCAATTGCAGATCCACGATAGAAAATACTCTTCGCGCCAGCACCATTTATATTTAATGTCGGGTTGGCAGCAGTGTTAGTAACAGTAAACTTAACCATTACTCTTGCGCCAGCAACCAGGTTAAATCCAGTCAGAGAAACTGTTTTTGCGGCGGTTGCAGCAGCAGTAGAACATGTTCCAAAATGACTGATATCTGC